CGTTTTACAAGACAAGAATTTATAGATGGTACTTATACCATGAGCTGGGATAAAACTCGGTGGGACAAACTAAGAAAGCTGGGCTGGATAGAAGTGTGGCGTCATCGAAATCGAACTACGATTAAGTACAGCGTCTTTAAAACTTCTTTTAAATGCAGCCAGCTAATAAGTAGAATATACAGGATCTTACTCGGAGAAGAAGACTTGCCAGTATCAGACCGAAGCGTATTCTACAATAACAAGTCATATACAGATAAAGTTTATAACAAAGCTATTGACGATATGATAAAAGACCCAGAAAGATAATGGCTTTTAAACTAGGTAGCAAAAGAGGTAATACTGATAACAAGTTGAACATTGGCGGTAAGTCAAATGTTGTCGGCGGTGTTAGAGTTGAGTTCAAAGACTTAGGCGAAGGTGTTATGGGTGAAGCTCACAAAGAAGGTCTTATATATATTAATAGTAATATAGAAAAGGACAGTGAGCAGTACAACAGAGTGTTACAACACGAGATGAAACATATTGTACACATGAAGCTCGGTAGAGTAGATTATGATGACGACTATGTTTATTGGGACGGTAACACCTATGAAAGAAAAGATGGTTATATTAACTACGAAGGCAAGATGTACCCAGAAGGGGATATTAATCTTCCTTGGGAATTTAAAGATTAAAACATGGCTTTTAAATTAAAAGGAATACTAAATAAAAATGTAGCTCCAGCATTAAAGAAAAATAATGCAGACATAAAGAAAATGCAGAAGCTTGACGATGAAATAGCTAAAGCAAGAAAACTTGGAAACAAAGGTGTAGTTCAAGTTTTAGTAGATAAGAAAAGTAAACTTGAAGATATTATAATGGGTACTACTAAACCACCCGCTGATAGACCTGATCCAACTTTTGAAGGCACAGATGAGTTTAGAAAGAAAAAAGATATTCCAAAGTCAGAGCTTAAAAGCAAAGGAGTATTAAGAAAAAATGATAACGACAAACAACCACCTGTTCAACCAGGAGAGCTTAAAGATTCAGAGGTTTATCAAGGAGAAAGCTTAGTAGAAAGAATTAACGATTTAGAAATTAGAATAGAAAATATAAATGAAAAATATTCTAATTACGATAGACCTTTAACTGTTAAAGAAAAAGACGCTATGAAACTTCTTAAAGCTAAACTTGCAGATCTTAAATCAAGAAGAAAATGATAAACAACTTAGTAGGAGGTTTATTTGGTAAGATAGTAGATAATGCAGAAGGTATACTTGACAAAGTTATTACTACAGACAAAGAACGCGATGAAGCTAAGCTTGCTCTTAAAAAGCTACTTCTTGATGCAGAGCGCGAAGCGTTTGCAAAAGAGGTTGAAGATCGCAAGTCTGCAAGAGAAATGTATAAAGACGATGCTATTATTCAAAAGGTATTAGCAACACTATTTACAGTAGCATATTTTGGTATCACATTTGTAATGTTTAATTATTTCGTTACAAAGTCAATAAACTTAGGTGAATTTGAAATTAGCTTTATATCAACAATATTTGGCGCTATGAGTGCTAAAGTAAATACAATAATAGACTTCTTCTTCGGTGGAAGCTCAAAGAAAAACGAACAAATAAAAGAAAAATAAAATGGGAATTAACAATACTCAAACAGCTTATGCTTTTGGACAAATGGGTAGTGGTCATATTAAAGGCTCTGGATCTAATCTTAAGCCACCGCACGGTAGAGTTATAATAGCTATACAAATGCTTGACGCTGTAAAATTTGATCAACTAGTTGCAGACACTACCTACGCTTCTACACTTGTAGATACAGCTGGATCATTAGGTGATGGTGTTGCTTATTTTGGTACTGCAACTCAAACAAGAGCCAACGGTTTAGACAACAGCGACGACTCAGTTGAATCTGTAGTAGTTGCTAATACTGTAGAGTTTCCAAAAGGAATAACTATATATGGTAGATGGACTTTAGTTTCTTTACAATCAAATTCTACACACGGTGTAATCTGTTACTACGGAGAGTAATGCTAGGACTACAAACTACAACATTTTATCGCCCAAGAGGCGTTAGGTTTACTAACGATGGAACAGACGCTACTCGCCACGCAGTGGTTGGTGACAATGGAATTTATTCTTTGTTTGGTGATGGTGAAGTAAACGCTATAGTTATTGCTTTTTGTCTTTACACGCCAGCAGATATGCCAGACTCGGGATTTCACGGCTTAATAGGTAAAGGTAACGAATATGCTATTTATACTGATGGCTATGACTTGACTGTAGTTAAACACGACGAAAGCGAAGATAAAAACATATTTAAAAATTTCCAAGATGCTATTGTGCCAGGAACTAAACAGCACTTTTTAATAGAGTTTCAGCCATCCAATAACGCAAGTGGAATTGGCCTGATAATGCGAGACGGTAAAATAGAATTTGATAATAGCGCTACAGTTGAATCTGGCTTTGTTAAAGCAGAAGATGGCACTGGTGATTTTACAATTGGAGCAGCACGTAAACTATTAGATACGTCAAGCCCTCTTTTAAGAAGTAGAGCTGGCATGATATTTTCAGAAGTAGTTGTTTGGAGAGCAGACCAAGGCATGACAAATAATATGGCATTAGCATATACAAACGGAGGTGATCCTATAAACCCGTTAGTCAACTCTGGTGATTATACTATTTCTAGTCTTGTAGTAAGTTATTGGCCGTGTAAAAGAACTCATGGCACTATACAAAACTGGGTAACAGACTTATCTGGAGAAGGCGATCAATTTGATGACGATTTAGGTGGCGATAGCCATTTAGACTTCGTATAAAATTAAAATTAACTAATTAAATTAAATAAAATGGCAAAAAGAAAAACACCTAAGGTGAAAGACCTTAGACCAGAAAAAATTACAGATGAACAACTTACTAAAATGAGACAAGTTGTTTCAGCTATCAATAAAGCTCAAATGGATGTTGGTATAATAGAGGTTCGTAAACATGAAGCCTTACATGCTATAACTCAAATGCAGACTCAAATAGTAGAGCTTCAAAACGAATTTAAAGAACAATACGGTACAGACGATATTAATATTGCTGACGGTACAATTAAATACAATGATGATAACAACCAAGTTAATAAGAAAAATAACGATAGGTAAAGATTACAAAATAGATGCTATGCATTACTCTGTAGGCCAAGAGGTCTACGGAGGGCATACTATCTGTGATATTCTTGAAGAAGAAGATAAATATTCTATATACATTAGAAAAGGTAGCAATGTTTTACCTTGGAAAGACTTTAATAAGAATATGGCTATATCTGTTGAATATAATCTTGAATATTAATGCAGAGTCCTTTTTGTTTTGTTATAGAACCTGTAGGTGAGCGATATAACAATTCTGTTTCTGTTGACAATAAAAGTTTAATAATAAACACCGAAATATATAATCATGAGTATGTCAATCGCAGAGGCGTTGTTGTTTCTTGCCCTATTGCTGGCAAGCATGATATACTACCTGGTGACGACGTTATTGTACATCACAACGTATTTAGAAGATGGCACGATGTTAAAGGACAAGAAAGAAACAGTAAAGCATACTTCAAAGACAACAAGTATATAGTATCTGCAGATCAAATATTCTTGTACAATAATAAAGCTATGCCTGGTTATTCTTTTGTTCAACCGTTAGTAGATCAAAATAATTTATCTGAAGATAAAGAAGATCCTTACAAAGGTGTGATAGTATATAGTGATGGCACTTATAATAAAGGTGAGATTGTAGGTTATACTCCTTTTTCGCAATACGAGTTTATAATAAACAATCAAAAGCTTTATAGAGTGATGAATAAATTTATTACAATTAAATATGAGCGTAAAGGAAACGAAGAAGTTTATAATCCAAGCTGGGCACAAAGCAGTTAAAGAGTTAATTAAAGTTGCTGAAGAGCAAATAATAACTAATACTGAAGATGATGTTTCTGCTGATAGATTAAAAAACGCTGCAGCTACAAAAAAGCTAGCTATATTCGATGCTTTTGAAATACTTAACCGTATACAAGAAGAGGAAAATATATTAGAAGGTAAAGAAAATAAAGTTAATAAAGATAAAGTGTTTAAAGGCTTTGCAGAAGGAAGATCTAAGTAATGTACGAACAAACACTATATAAAATTGTTGAACCAATTAAGAAGACTACAATAAGTCGACTTAACAAAAAACGTAAATGGGAATATGGATATAATAAAGAACATGACATCGTGGTTATCTCAAAAACTGGACGCATTGGACAAGTGGTGGAGATTCAAGGTTTGCGAATTGGGTTGCCGAGTAAACCGCAACAACTGCGAGTGCACAATAACAGATGGGAAAAAATAGATTATCCAAAAGAGTTAAATAAACTTAAAAGTATATTTGACTGGAGAAATTATCCAGAAGAAGCAAAAGATCAATGGTACGATTACATAGACGAAGAGTTTAAACGTCGTGACGAAGGCTTTTGGTTTGTAAACAATGATGAGCCAACTTATATAACAGGAGCTCACTATATGTATTTGCAATGGAGCAAAATTGATGTTGGTGCTCCTGATTTTAGAGAGGCTAATAGAATATTTTTTATATTTTGGGAAGCTTGCAAAGCAGACAAACGCTGCTACGGTATGTGCTATTTAAAAAACAGACGTAGCGGCTTTTCTTTTATGAGCTCAGCTGAAACTGTTAACTTAGCTACAATATCGAGTGATGCTAGATATGGAATATTATCTAAAAGTGGTGCTGATGCTAAAAAGATGTTTACCGATAAAGTTGTACCAATATCTATCAACTATCCGTTTTTCTTTAAACCGATACAAGATGGTATGGACAGACCTAAAAGTGAACTTGCTTATCGTGTACCTGCAAGTAAGTTTACGCGTAGAAAAATTACGTCGAACGAAAAGCAGGAAGAGCTGGTTGGACTTGACACTACTATTGATTGGAAAAACACAGGTGATAACAGCTATGACGGTGAAAAACTTAATCTGTTAGTACACGATGAAAGTGGTAAGTGGGAAAGGCCTGATAATATTTTAAATAACTGGCGAGTAACTAAAACTTGTTTAAGGCTAGGTAGTAGAATTATAGGTAAGTGTATGATGGGTTCTACTAGCAACTCGCTGGATAAAGGTGGTGATAATTTTAAAAAGCTATATCACGATAGTGATGTAACTAAAAGAAATAGAAATGGTCAAACAAAGTCTGGTTTATACTCTTTGTTTATACCAATGGAGTGGAACTATGAGGGATTTATTGACGAGTTTGGACGACCCGTCTTTGATACTCCAACACAAGAGTGTTATGGACCTCACGGTGAACTAATTGATATAGGTGTTATATCACATTGGGAAAACGAAGTAGAGGGTTTGAAAGACGATCAAGACGCGTTAAACGAGTTTTATCGACAGTTTCCAAGAACTGAAGAGCACGCGTTTAGAGATGAAACAAAAAATAGTTTGTTTAATCTCGCTAAGATATACGAGCAAGTAGACTATAACGAAGGCGTAACTAGCTCGGCAGTTTTAAATACTGGTAATTTCCAGTGGACTAACGGAGTAAAAGACACTACTGTAACTTTTAATCCAGATCCTAACGGTAGGTTTAAGCTTAGTTGGGTTCCAGATTTTAAGTTGCAAAATAATGTAATAATAAAAAATGGAGTTAAATATCCTGGGAACGAGCACATGGGCGCTTTTGGCTGCGATAGTTATGATATTAGCGGCACTGTTGATGGTCGAGGATCCAACGGATCTCTTCATGGATTAACTAAGTTTAGTATGGAGTCAGCTCCTGCTAACACGTTTTTTTTAGAATATATAGCAAGACCACAAACCGCTGAAATATTTTTTGAAGATGTGTTGATGGCGTTAGTATTTTATGGTATGCCACTTCTCGCAGAGAACAATAAACCAAGATTATTATATCATTTAAAGCGTAGAGGATATAGAGGCTTTAGCATGAATAGACCAGATAAGGTTTGGAATAAATTATCTACAGCAGAGAGAGAAGTTGGAGGTATACCAAACTCTAGTGAAGACATTAAGCAAGCTCATGCAGCTGCTATAGAAATGTATATCAACGATCACGTTGGCTTAATGCAAGACGGTACTTATGGTACAATGTACTTCACTGAAACTTTAAATGATTGGGCAAAGTTTGACATAAACAAACGTACAAAGTTTGACGCAGCTATAAGTTCAGGGTTAGCTATAATGGCTTGCAACAGACATTTATATAGACCAGTAAAAGAGAAACAAATAAAACCAGTTAATTTTTCATTTGCTAAGTATAGTAATGATGGTGTAAACTCTAAAATAATTAAAAATTAAATATGGCTTACAGAAATACAAATAATTTTCCAAGTCAGGTAGTACCTGATGTAGAAAAAATAAGCTACGATTACGGTTTAAAAGTTGCTCAAGCTATCGAAAGCGAATGGTTTGATAGAAATGAAGATGGTAACATTAGAGGCAACGGTAGATTTTATAGTAATAAAAATAATTTTCACAATTTAAGACTATACGCTAGAGGCGAACAGTCTGTACAGAAATACAAAAACGAATTATCTATAAATGGTGATTTAAGTTTTTTAAATTTAGACTGGAAACCTGTACCTGTCATACCTAAGTTTGTAGATATTGTAGTTAACGGCATGGCTGAAAGAAACTATGATATAAAAGTATTTTCACAAGATCCATACGGCGTAGCTAAAAGGACTGAGTATATGGAAAGCGTGCTTAGAGATATGAAGATGAAGCAGTTCGATACTATGGCTAAGCAACAGCTTAACATGGACTTAGCTGAAAACGATCCTGAAACTTTACCAGAGTCAGAGCAAGAGTTAGAGCTTCACATGCAACTTAGCTATAAACAAGCTACAGAGCTAGCTGAAGAACAAGCTATCAATGTATTGCTACACGGCAATCAATACGATTTAACTAGAAAAAGACTATATTACGATTTAACAGTTTTAGGTATGGCGGCTGTTAAGACTACTTTTACTAAAGCAGAAGGTATAAAAATAGATTATGTTGATCCAGATAGAATAGTACACTCGTATAGTGAGTCGCCATACTTTGACGATGTATACTATGTAGGTGAGGTTAAAACCGTAGCAGTTAACGAGCTAGTAAAAGAGTTTCCTCATTTAAGTCAAGATGATCTTGAAGAAATACAACAGTACAATAATAGTAGAACTTACGAATACAACAAAGGTAGAAGAGATCAAGATATAAATCAAGTTGAAGTATTATACTTTAACTGGAAAACTTATATGAACGAAGTATATAAGTTAAAAGAAACTAAAACAGGTGGAGAAAAAGCTATAGAAAAAGATGACACTTTTAATCCACCAACAAACATGGAAGGTGGCTTTGCTAAAATATCTAGACAAATAGAAGTTATATATGAAGGCGCTATGATAATAGGGTCTGATAAACTTTTAAAGTGGGAGATGGCTGAGAATATGATTAGGCCAAAAAGCGATATGACTAAAGTTAAAATGAATTATAGTCTTGTTGCTCCACGTATGTATCAAGGTAGAATAGAAAGTTTAGTTGGCCGTATAACAGGCTTTGCTGACATGATACAGCTTACACATTTAAAGCTACAGCAAGTAATGGCACGTATGGTGCCAGATGGTGTTTATCTAGACGCTGATGGTTTAGCTGAAATAGATTTAGGTAACGGTACAAACTATAACCCACAAGAAGCTTTAAATATGTTCTTCCAAACAGGTAGTGTTATAGGTAGATCATATAATGTTGATGGTGATCCAAATCCAGGTAGAATACCTATACAAGAAATATCTAATGGTAAAGGCTCTGGAGGTAAGATGCAAACTCTTATAGCAAACTACAATTACTACATGCAGATGATACGCGATGTGACCGGCTTAAATGAAGCTAGAGATGGTAGCACGCCTGATAGAAACGCTTTAGTAGGAGTTCAAAAGCTAGCAGCTGCAAATAGTAACACGGCTACAAGACATATATTACAAGCTGGCCTATATTTAACAGCTGATGTAGCAGAACAAGTGTCACTACGTATATCAGACATTATTGAATACTCGCCAACTCGAGATGCTTTCTTGCAGCAAATAGGAGTACATAATGTAGCTACGTTAGAAGAAATGGCTGATTTACATTTGTATGACTTTGGTATATTTATAGAGCTTGCTCCAGACGAAGAAGAGCGTCAGCTATTAGAAAACAATATACAAATGGCTTTGTCTCAAAAGATAATAAAACTATCAGACGCTATTGATATTAGAAATACTAAAAACGTAAAGCTTGCCAATGAACTATTAAAAATAAAAGAAAAGAAAAAAGTTCAAGAAGATCAAGCTATGCAGCAGCAAAATATACAAGCGCAGCAGCAAGCTCAACAACAAACAGCTCAAGCTCAAGCCCAAGCTGAAGCACAGAAGCAACAACAAGTAACTCAAGCTCAAATACAACTTGAGCAGGCAAAAGCAGAGTTCAAAGCTAAAAACCTACAACAAGAAGCTGACATTAAAAAACAATTAATGGAAGCAGAGTTTCAGTACAATGTAAAGTTAAGAGACATGGAGGCTAAACAGAAAAGTAAGTTAGAAGGTGAAAAGCAAGAAACAAGTAAAAAATTCGAGTCAGCAGGTAATGATGAACTTAGTACTGGCTTGAATATGGATCAGTTTTAAATTATTATATTTTATATTATGGAAGAAAAAGAAATAAAGGACGAAAACATCGTGAAGGTTGATTTAAAAAAGAAACCAGACGAAACAGTTCACAAAGTAGATTTAACTAAAAAAGAAGAAGAAGATGCCGTTCAGGAGCAAAGCACAGATGAGGTACCTGTTCGCGACGAATCCGAAACTAGCGAAGAAGTACGCGAAGAAGACGAGCAGCCAGCAATTGAAGAAATTACCGAACAAGCTGAAGAAGAAAAAGAAGAAGAAGAGGTAGTTGAAGAAGTTGTAGCTGAAGAAAAACCAAGCGTAGAACTTCCTGAGAACATAGAAAAATTAGTTGAATTTATAAACGATACAGGTGGTACTGTTGAAGATTATGTTATGCTAAACAAAGACTTTAGCAATATGGATAACTTAACAGCTCTTGAAGAGTACTACAAAATTACTAAGCCACATCTAAACGCTGAAGAAAGATCTTTCTTAATGGAAGAAACGTTTAGCTATGATGAAGATGTTGATGATAGTAAAGAAGTTAAAAGAAAGAAAATAGCCCTCAAAGAGCAAGTTGCCGAGGCTAAAGCCTACTTAGACAGGCAAAAGTCTAAATATTATGAAGAGATCAAAGCTGGATCGAAGCTTACAAAAGAGCAACAGAAAGCTATTGACTTCTTCAACAGATATAACAAAGAGTCTGAAGGTGCTCAAAAAAGAAACGAGCATATACAGAACGTGTTTAACAAGAAAACATCTAGTCTTTTTTCTGAAAAGTTCAAAGGTTTTGAATATAACGTAGGAGAAAAAAGATTTAGGTTTAATGTTAAAGATGTTGATAGTGTTAAAGAAACTCAAAGTGATATTGGTAATTTTATCAAAAAGTTTTTGAATAAAGAAGGATCAATAGAAGACGCTGCGGGTTATCATAAAGGTTTGTATACCGCTATGAACGCAGATGCTATAGCTCAACACTTTTACGAACAAGGTAAAGCCGATGCTTTAAAAACTTCTGTTGAAAAGTCCAAGAATATAAACATGGACCCAAGACAAACTAATAAAGAGGTTAAAGTTGGAGGCACTACATACAAGGTATTAAGTGGAGAGTCTACTTCAGATTTCAAAGTTAAGATCAAACGAGGTAGAAAATAAATTATTAATCCATTTAAAACTAATTAAAAATGGCAATTTCAAATCCAGGCGCTGGTCACTCCGGCGTCGCAGGTAATTTGAACAGTGTAGCAGCTCCAAAAAAAGCTCTATTATCTTCAAATTACATTGACTTTACATCTGCTGGCACAAAAGGTTGGGCTCAGCAGTATTTACCAGACTTAATTGAGGCTGAAGCAGAAGTGTTCGGTAACAGAACTATTTCAGGTTTCTTGTCTCAAGTAGGTGCTGAAGAGTCTATGACTTCTGACCAAGTTATTTGGACAGAGCAAGGTAGACTTCACTTATCTTATACAGGTGTTATCAACAATACTACAGGTGTTTTCTCTTGTCAAAAAGATATTGACGGTAATACTTTAACTACTGAGCATGGTGTTCGTATTAACGACATGGTTGTTGTAGCTACATCAGAAGGTGTTATCAAGTGTTTGTGTACGGCTGTATCGAACGCTGATATTACACTATTACCTTACGAGCAAGCAAACATCGACGATGCTACTGCTTTCGGTACAGGTACTTCTAATGCTGCTACTATCTTAGTTGTTGGTTCTGAATTTGGTAAAGGTAAGCAAGGACAAGGCGCTACTACTGCAACTGAAAACAATGGTTTCGGATCTGTAGAACCACAGCACCAGTCTTTTACTAACAAGCCTATCATTATTAAAGATTACTACGAGATCAACGGATCTGATGTATCTCAAATCGGTTGGGTAGAAATTTCTGGTGAAGACGGACAGAACGGTTATTTATGGTATTTAAAAGCTGAAGGCGATACTCGCTCTCGTTTTTCTGACTACTTAGAGATGACTATGATAGAAGCTGTTAAAGGTATTCCTGGAAACTCAACTGCAGAAGGTACTATCCGTGCTGCTGGTGATACTTTCGGTACTGAAGGTTTATTCGCTGCTATTGAAGACAGAGGTAACATTACTACTGGTGTAACTGGTGTTAATGCTGCTACTGACTTAGCAGAGTTTGACGCTATATTAGCTGAGTTTGACAAGCAAGGTGCTATCGAAGAAAACATGTTATTTGTTAATCGTGCTACAAGTTTAGCTATTGACGATATGTTAGCTTCAATGAATTCTTACGGAGCTGGTGGTACATCTTACGGTGTATTCAACAACGACGAAGACATGGCATTGAACTTAGGCTTCTCTGGTTTCCGTAGAGGATCTTATGACTTCTATAAGTCTGACTTCCGTTACTTAAACGACAAAGCTACTCGTGGATCTATCAATGATAGAGCTGCAGGCTTTGGTGTTAGAGGAGTTATTATTCCTGCTGGTGTATCAACTGTATACGATCAAACATTAGGTAGAAACTTAAAGCGTCCGTTCTTACACGTACGTTATAGAGCTTCTCAAATGGACGATAGAAAAATGAAAACTTGGATCACTGGATCTGTTGGTGGAAACATCACTTCTGATCTTGATGCAATGCAAGTAAATTATCTATCTGAAAGATGTTTAATTGTTCAAGGTGCTAACAACTTCATGTTAATGAAGTAAGCATATTATTAGGTCGGGGCTTCGGCCCCGATCTTTTTTTAATTTTTTATTATATTATATTATGGCAAAGAAAAAAGAAACAAAAAAGGTTGAAGTAGCGCCTGAAGTAAAAGCTACTAACGATATGGTTGAGGTTGTTATTGAAAATCCAAAGCCAAAAAAAGTTGAACCTAAAAAACCTTCGTGGGAAATAAAAGATAGAGTTTACTATTTAAAACAAAATAGATCTTCTTTATCTTATTCAATGAAGTCTTCTGATATTTATTATTTTGACGAAGAAAAAGGTTATGAAAGAGAGTTAAAGTATTGTGAAAACCAAAGAACTGTGTTTGTAGATGAAATGCAAGGTGATCAAAGACTAGCTCATATTATGTTTAGAAACGGGGCTTTATATGTTCCAAGAGAAAAAGTAACTTTACAAAAGTTATTATCTTTATATCACCCAATGCGTGATAAGCTTTTTTACGAGCACAAACCTCAAGAGATAGCAGCTACAGAATTAGATTATTTAGAAATAGAAGCTGATGCTTTAGTGCTAGCTAGAACTTTAGATATTGACAAGATGGAAGCTATCATGCGTGTAGAGTTAGGCTCTAAAGTAGCAGAGATGAGTTCTAAGGAATTAAAACGAGATTGTCTATTGTTTGCAAAGAAAAATCCACTTTTATTCCTAGAGTTAGTCCAAGACGAAAACGTAGAGCTTAGAAACTTTGGTATTAAAGCTGTTGAAGCTAGAATATTAAAGCTGTCTGTTGATCAACGATACTTTATGTGGGGATCAAACGATAGAAAAATAATGACAGTTCCTTTTGATGAGCATCCGTATTCTGCTTTAGCCGCTTGGTTTAAAACAGATGAAGGTATGGAGATATACTCTAATATAGAAAAGCAACTAAATATGTAATTACTTTATAGAAGAGTAACCACTCTTCGGGGTGGTTACTTAACTATAAAAGATAATTATATGGTAAGTGTAGATACAGTATATCAACGTGTACTAGCATTAGCAAATAAAGAACAAAGAGGTTATATAACTCCGCAAGAGTTTAACCTTTTAGCAAATCAATCGCAGATGGAAATATTTGAAGAGTATTTTCATCACTTAAATCAATACCTTAGAAATCCAGGTAATGACTCTAGCTATGCAGACTCTGCAGATTATATTCAAGATAAAATTTCAAGGTTTATAGTTGAAGCAGAAGAGTTACAGTATACAGAAGAAAAAACAAACGCATATGTATTGCCATCTAGTAATCGTATGTATAGATTAACTAGGGTAAGTGCTGGCACAGATATTCTTAGTCCAACAGCTCAACAAATTACTTTTAAAGATTTAAAAAATCAAGCTAGAGCTGTGTATGCCGCTCAAGCTCACAACAACTCTCCAGTTTACGTACGCATGCATAATGTGCAAGCGAGTGGCCCAGCGTTTGAAGAAGAAACTGCAGGCTTAATAAAAATATATACGGAAGGCTCAACTGAATTTACAGATAATATAAACATTGGCTATATAAGAATACCTAATAAAGTTATTTGGGATTACGTTGTTGTAAATGAAAAAGCGTTATACAACGCTACTAATGCTTCAGACTTTGATTTACACCCATCAGAAGAAACAAACTTAGTATACAGAATACTTATGCTAAGTGGTATAACTATTAACAAACCTGGTCTTGCAAGCTTAGCTAAAGCTGAAGTTGTAGAACAAGGTAATAACGAAAAAGCATAATGGGAGAGTACAGCAATCAAGGCATAAGCAATTACTATAACCAAGAGTCACAGCACGGGTCTTACCAATATCAAACGTTAGACGCTTTAGTTAGCACGTTTTTAATGGTATACGTTGGTGAAAACAAAATAATATCAAAAGCAAATAGACAAGACGTTTTCTTTTTTGGTCGCAGAGCTTTACAAGAAATGAACTACGATGTATTAAGATCTAAGAAAACATTAGAGTTTGAGTTAGATAACCGTATGTACGTGCCTATGCCTCATGACTATGTTAACCACACCGATGTTTTTTACACAGACAGCTCTGGTATAAAGCACCCATTGTTTCCAGCTAGAGATACGCAAAATCCTTTTAGACCTAAAACAAAAGATTTAAACGTTAACGCGCAAGATCTTGATGAGTGGTGGGAAACTATGAAGTACTACAATATTTTTCAAGAAACTGAATACAATGGTTTAGAAGGAGAAGACTCTAAAACTTTAGAAGCTTTTCAAGCAACTCCTAGTCATGAAGATCAAGTAGCAGACTTTAATTATAATGACGGACACTCTGAATTTGCATTAGGTCAAAGATATGGTTTAGATCCAGAGCATGCTCAAATAAACGGAAGCTACTTTTTTGATTACGCTAACGGACATATTTATTTTAGTTCAGGCTTAGTTGGATCTACAATAGTATTAGATTACATAACTGATGGTCTAGCCGACGATGGCGATGCCTTGATACCTAAGCTAGCTGAAGAAGCTTTTTATAAATGCGTGGCTTACAGTATAGTTTCAACAGGAGCAAATTATAGCCCTGCAACTATACAACAATTAAAAAAAGAAAGATTTGCAGAGCTTAGAAAAGCTAAGATTAGATTATCAAATTACAAAACACAAGAGCTTACTCAAGTAATGAGAGGTAAGTCTAAATGGATAAAATAAGATATGCCAGAATTTAATAGAAATTTTGCGCAAGGTAAGATGAATAAAGATCTTGACGAGCGCCTTATTCCAAATGGTCAGTACAGAGACGCTATGAACGTACAAGTTTCTACTTCAGATGGTAGTAACGTTGGTTCATTAGAAAACATACTAGGCAACGGTCAGCTTTCAACAAACTTAATACCAGAAGGCGGTTATTGCGTTGGTTCTATAGTTGATAACGAGGTTAACTGCATATATTATTTAGTCGCAGGTAACGAATTTATTCACTCAAGCGGTAATAGAATTGCTAAAAATTATATCGTAAAGTATAGCATTGACGACAATAATCTTACTTTTGTATTCGTAGATATTTACAAAGTCACTACGCAGGTAACTGGTTTTGTTGCTGAAGAGGAAATTCTTTTTGGTGAGATTCCTTTTATACAAGTTTCTAGTAGCTACGGTCTAAGAAAAGGTATGGTGTTTGACAACGACAACATCATTACGCGTGCTTTTGACGATAACAAACTTATTACATCTAATCAAGATGTGCCTGTAGGAACATATACTTTTGAAAAAGAATCTGTTTTAGGTTTTAATAGCGAAACAAATATAACGGCTATAAATATTGTTGAAGATTTATTAATGTACACAGACAATATTAACGAGCCTAAAACAATAAATATAAAAAGATCTATATTAGGAACAGGATCAGGAGATGATGTTTTAAATTCAAGCGGCGCAAATAACTCTTCAGATTTTCACACTAGACTTGTCAGTAGAAGAACAGATGGCAGCTTCAATGACGAAGGATTTGAAGTAGTAACAAACTTTAATATTTTAGAAGCTGGCGTTCCAGTATATTCTGAGCTAGAAAATAATACAACTATAAGAAAAGGTCCTTTAGCTCCTCCAACTTTAAGAATGTCTTCTTCTACTGTAGAAAGAGAGCTTAGAGTAGACAGTCCTTTTAATCCAGTAGAATCACCTTTCTTTATTATTTCCGGTGGACAAGCTACTCAAGTACCTTCTGGATCTGGATTTACTTTACAAACAGACGAGCCTGTTAGCTATTTTGTTGGAGACTTTATATTAATAACACAAGACTTAACTCAACCACCTACGTCTTTTACAGATCACGATGTTAGAGTTAGAGTAGATGCTGTTAATAGCAATACAAACTTTGACGTTACTATACTAGCTATAGCTGATGACTTAGATACATCAACTGGTTTTCTTACTATATTAGAACAGCCAGATCCTTTGTTTGAATTTAAGTTTCCAAGGTTTTCTTATAGATATAAGTATGTAGACGGTCAATATTCTGCGTTTGCTCCTTTTTCTGAAGTAGCTTTTTTACCTGGGCCATACGAATATTATCCTAAAGAAGGATATAACTTAGGTATGGCTAATAGAGTTAGAAGTTTAAGAGTAGAGAACTACGCTCCATTTCCTGATCACAGGCCTAAAGATATAGTAGAAATAGACGTGCTATACAAAGAAGAAGGATCTACCACAGTCTATACTGTTAAAACTATAAAACCTTCAGACGGATCACCACTTTGGCCACTCAGCACAGCGCTTGGTGGATATAGTGTAAGCGCAGGAAGTGCTATCAACGATGGATTAGTATTTAGAGGTAGTCTAAATATAGAGTCAGAATTAATACATGCTGTAGTTCCAGCCAATCAATTATTAAGACCTTGGGATAATGTTCCTAGAAAAGCTTTAGCTCAAGAAGTTTCAGCTAATAGATTAATATATGCTAACTATGTTCAAAACTACGATCTTGTAGATTCAAGTAATAAACTATTAACGCCTGAGCTTAAAGTAGGTTTAGTTTCAAAATCTTACGGCGATCCTGGAATATCACCTAACATAGGTGTTCCTTTTAAATCTATAAAAACACAAAGAACATATCAGCTAGGAGTTGTATACAAAGACGAGTTTGGTAGAGAAACACCTGTACTAGCAGACAAAGAAAAAGGATCTTTTACTGTAGGCAAAGAGTTTTGTGATAATTTAAACTCGCTTAAAGTTAGTGTTTTAAATAGCGCACCAACTTGGGCTAAATCTTTTAAATTTTTTATAAAAGAAACCTCTAATGAATATTACAACTTAGCAATGGATCGTTGGTACAATGCTGAAGATGGTAATATATGGTTGTCTTTTCCTTCGTCTGATAGAAATAAAGTTGATGAAGAAACATTTTTAGAATTAAAGAAAGCGCACGATAGTGATGTAGTTGTAGAACAGCCTGCTAGATATAAGATACTAGCTATTAGCAATGAAGCTCCTGAATTTATAAAGCTTCAAAGAAAAAGTTTAGGTACACTACTAAACTCTTCGCATGATGGAGTAGATGATAATCAAATTGGTAGCGCTGCAATAGGTTATCCTATATCCGGTGAAAATTTAATACATATAAGAAGAAACGCTTTTGAAGAAAACTTTGATCCAGACGTGGTTTTACCTATAGCTTCTGATTGCTCTGTAAAAATAAGAACAATAACAGGAGAGTTTAGTAAGTACTACGACATAGTAAGTATAAAGAAAGATAATATCTTTGGTCAAGACGACGATGGCTATAAAATAACTATATCAGACACTTTTGACCCTGACGTAAACAATGTTACTGGTGGATCTTTTACGCCAGCTACAAATAGACTAGGATTACAAATAGAGATAGTTCAAAACGAAATTGAAAATAAACCTGAGTTTGAAGGTAAGTTCTTTGCTAAGATATACAAAGATCAAATCATAGAAGATTTTATTATGATATTAGACGACGAAAGAAATTTAGTCGTTGTCGATGCTTATGAAACTAGTTACCTTCATACTTACAATGGTGATGATTCTAATCCATACAGTGGTGTTAACTTAGGCCCACACACAAATAACTCTGCGGCTGGTGTTGCTATAAATGTTAGAAATCAGTGGAGAGATTCTCAAGCAACAGAAGGCCATCAAAACCCGTATAAAACTAGCTACACTTGGGGTGATAATGCTAATTACGGAGGACCTCAGATAGGTGGAGCTTTTAACGTAAGACACACTAGCTCAGGAGATCTTCTTGGAAACGACGACTGGGGTATTGGAAAAGGTGATTTTGCTTATGATTTTTGGCATAGATATTTTACAAGTAGTGGTAGAGCAAACATATTTATAGATGATGCTTGGGCTTTAACGTGGAGACAAACTCCACATACATTAACCAACGTTACTGCTGAAGATCCTAACGACTCTAGCCCTTATCATAACGCGCCAAATCATAACGGTGATTTTAATGCTGGTATGCCTAACTTAACAGAGCAAGCAAGATGGGACGATGGTAATGGGTTTGCTAAAAATGGATCTAGAGGTATAAGAGGTAATTTAATGGACATATCTGTTACAGGTGGTTTTCATGGGCGGTTTAATGGAGACAAATGGGAAGGAGATGAGTTTGATTTAGCTAATCCAGCGGCTATGCAATTTTTAAATCCATACATATTACATGACGGAGATAATAAAGATGAATATAATTTTTTAAGATCTTTAACTTTGCCTGGAATAAAATGGAGATTCAAAGAAGATCCAGACAAAACTATATATGAAGTTACAAAAGCATATAAACACTATGGTATTATAAACTATCAGCTAGCAAACTCTGACCTTGGAATTGGAGCAGCAAATCCTATTGAAGTTGCTTGGTATCTTAATAACATAGCTGCTGCAAACGCAGATGTTCTTTTTGGTGGAGATGGTTTTAATATAAGGCCTGGTATTGCAATTGGCTCACCTCTATCGCGATACCAGATAGAATCTAATAAAAGAAATAAATTTACAATTGCGGTTGACAAACCTTTTGCTTGGGATCCTAGATCTACAATAGCTCACGATGGTACAGAGACAGTAACTATACAAATATTAGGTAGATACGGAAACGAAGATATTGGTTTTTCTTCTGATAATCCAGCGGTATGGGAAACTAAACCTAAAGAAGAAATAGAGTTAGATATATACTATGAAGTTAGTAGAGCTTATCCTATAGAAATAGAATCAAATAATGAAGAAACTGTTTTGATTCCAGGCTATGCAGACTTAGTATCTGTTGCTGGTAATTTAGAGCCTAATTTTAATAGAGTTAATAGTTTAAGGTATTTTTCAGGTTCAGAAAACGCTAGTATTTCTCTCACTAATCCTATTACTGCAAACGTAGGTGCTGAGCTATTGATTAACGATGGATATGGTGGGCAGATAACTTTAGTTGTAGCTCAATTAGTTAACAATAGTACGCGTGTAAATGTTAATAGAAGGTTTCACTCTGCTTTTACAGAGATAACCTTACCTTGGCATAACTGCTATGTGTTTGGAAACGGTGTAGAGTCTGATAGAATAAGAGATGATTTTAATCAACCAACTATACAAAACGGTGTAAAAGCTTCTACAACAATAGCAGAACAATACAAAGAAGAAAGAAGATCGCAAAGCTTTATATTTTCTGGTATATTCAACAGCTTGTCAGGTGTTAATAGATTAAATCAATTTATACAAGCAGAGCCTATAACTAAAGATCTTGACCCTGATAACGGTAGTATACAAAAGTTATTTACTAGAGATACTGACATAATAACGTTTTGTGAAGACAAAGTGTTGAAAGTTTTGTCTGATAAAGATGCTTTATTTGAGTCAGGTGGTAATGCTCAGCTAACCGCTGCAAATAAAGTTTTAGGTCAAGCTATTGCTTTTGGAGGTGACTATGGAATATCTAAAAATCCCGAAAGTTTTGCCGCAGATAAATATCGATGTTACTTTACAGATACTCAAAGAGGCGCTGTAATAAGATTATCTAAAGACGGTATGACACCAATATCAGATTATGGTATGAAAGATTATTTTACAGACACGTTTAATAATATAAGAGATATTAGATTAATTGGAACTTTTGATCAAAGAAAAGATAATTATAACTTAACAATATCAAGCAAGGGTCGAAGAGCTAGTTTTTTAAAAGCAATAGAGCCAACGACTATAACTTACAATGAGCAAGTCAAAGGCTGGGTAAGTTTTAAAAGCTTTCACCCTGAGTCTGGAGTTGGTGTAAACAATGATTACTACACTTTTAAAAACGGATCTCTATGGAAGCATCACACTAATGCTAATAGAAACGATTTTTATAGCGAAGGATTTGTACCGTCGCATGTAGAAATATTATTTAACGATGCTCCTAGCTCTGTTAAAAACTTTCAAACTATAAAATACGAAGGCACTCAAGCTAAAGTAGATAGAGACACGAGTGATGATCAATACTATAACTTGTCAACTAAACGAGGTTGGTACGTTGACTTTGCGTTTACAGATCTTCAAGACGGCAAAGTTCCTGAGTTCATAGATAAAGAAGGTAAATGGTTTAACTTTATAAAAGGAGCGTGCACTGACTTTAATAACTTAGACGAAAAAGAGTTTACAGTACAAGGCATTGGGCAAGCAGAGAGCATACAGCACAGTAGTCCGGGCGAGCTAGCTCCAGTTTCTAAAAGAGTTATATTTAGAGACTCAAACTTTAGCGTAACAGGAGAAAATTGGGATTAATATGGCAATAAATTATACAGTAAGCGACTTTGAAGTAAATAGTTTTGTTGGGCAAGTTACACCGGCTGGCGTAGCTAATCTAACTATAACGCCTATTGGAGACGAAGAAATATTTGCTGAAGAGTTTTTTATAGGCGGAGCTGCAGTAGCGGCAAATGTTAATGGACCTTTTTTTGTTGGAGGTAATGTTTCACCTGAAGTAACTCAAGTTGCTTTTACTGACAATGGAGACGGAACTGTAAATGTTGCTATAAGCTACAATGCTTTTCTTGTTCAAGCTAATAGCGCAGTTCATATTGATATAGACAGAAAAGCACTATCGCCTGTTCCTCCACCGCAAGAGTTCGAAGGCTGTACAAATCCAGAGGCAATTAACTACGATCCTTTGGCTACATCAGATGATGGCTCTTGTCAGTTTGTTATACGCCATGACAATCCTAATCCTGTTGGGCATGGAGATGCTGTTGTTACTTCTTTTAAAGTAGACACTCCTAATTTAAGAACTCCTAATGCTCAATTTGTAACAGTATCAAATACTAAAGAAGCTTCTTACAAAGTAGTTCTTTATAACAAAACAACAGGAGAGTATTATAACTTTAACGACGACAACGAATTATACGGTGGATTTACAAAGAACAGAAGCAATGTAGATCATATTGAAACGTTAGCTCCTGCTGGCGCTAGAAAACTTTTGGTACAATATCCTGGTATATCTGCTAACGCAGTTTACAAAGTTTATGTTGAGCCTATAGGTGATACTAAGCTAGCTAAAGATGTACCTAGCAAATCAAGTCCGTTTGAGTTTACACAAAGAATAGACACTACAATTAGTTTAAATTTAACAACAGCAAATACTTCTAACTGGACTATTGGATCAGCTGCCACTATAGTAGACAGGCCTGGCAAACAGCGCGCTAGAGCAGTTAAGAAAACTTTTCCAGAAGTAGATATGAAGTTTGTTGATGGTAAGCCTGGTTATAAACAGTTTTCTTTAACAGCAACTTTTGGGTCCGCTGGAGGTAAAAGCTCAGCTGCTTTAGTGTCTAATAGAAAACCTCAATCAAGCGATATGTCAACTCCAGAAAGCCTAGAAAGTCTTGAAAAGTCTGATTCTAGCGCTATAGTTAATGAAGTTAGAATTGAAGGCACCGACGTTAGTTATGCTACAGATACTTTAACTATAACAGGACTTTTAATCGTAGACAGGTTTGGTACAAAGAGCGAAACAATAACAATAGATATAGATAACATAGTAACACTATCATAATATGCCTCCTCCATTTACACTAATAATAAATTTTAATTGCGCTATACAAGACTCTGTTTCTGTAGGCGATATAGCATACGGCGTAGTAGCTGTACCTAACTCAAGCTTCAATGTTAACCAGCAAAATATAACTAAGCTAGGTGAAATAATTGGAGTAAATAGAGGTAGTAGCAATGGTAGCATTACAATACAAACTGACTTGTATATTAATGAAATACCAGAACCTAAGCCTGATGGAGATGAGTTTTTATTTGTATTGTTTAGTAAAGACAACTGTCAAGAGTACGGCTCTATGTTAGGTTATTTTGGATCATTTAAGTTTAAAAATAACTCAGATGAATTTGCAGAACTATTCAATGTAACTGTCGACGCTTTTGAAAGCAGCAAATAAGTGTAATAGTAAAATTGTAAATTTAATTAAATGAAACACATAAGTGATCAAGCTATAAATAATCCTTTGTCTAAAGAAGATTTAAGAAAACAATTTATAGAGCAAACAGAAAAATTAGGTCTAAAGCATACTTTTACTTTTGACGAAGCTTGGGAAATAGCTCAAGAGATTAGAAAAAAACAAGAGTATAGACAAAAAATAACAGAGCTGCACGAGCAGCTTGAGAATGAAGGTGGTATAGTTGGTAAAGAATTATATAAGCTTAATCCAACAAAACATACGTTCGCTGGTGGTTGTTATATTAGAGAAATATATAATCCTGCTAACATGCTACTAGTAACTAAAATACACAAAGTTGACCACCCGTACTTTTTAATGAGTGGCAAAATGTCTATATTAACCGAAGACGGTGTTATAGAAGTTGAAGCTCCTCATCATGGAGTTACTAAAGCTGGTACTAAACGAGTTATATACACTCACGATCCATGCAGGTTTGTAACAGTACATGCTACAAGCAAGACAACTCCTGAAGAAGTAGAAGAAGAAGTAATAGCAAAAAGCTTTAATGATGAAGCTATTTGTTTAGACGAAATACAAAGCTTAACTGAAAAGTTAGGCTTAAATGTTGAATTAACTAAAGAAAAATAATATGTCATTTGTAGCAGTAGGTTTAGCTCTAGGGGCTGCCGGTGGTATTGCAAAAACAATAGCTGGCGGTGTTCAGAAGAAAAAAGCTAAAGCAGCAGCAGCCGCAGCAGCGGCAGAGCTTGCGGCTCAAAAAGAAGCGTTTGCAGCTTTAGATACTTCTAATCCATATAAAAATATGGAAAACACTATGGAAGATCTTACAGTAAACCAACAAGAAGCTCAATTTATAGCTGAGCAACAACAACAATCACAAGCAAATATTTTACAAGACTTACGTGGTGCGGCTGGTGGATCTGGCGTTGCGGCGCTAGCTCAAACACTAGCTAATCAAGGAACTAAAAATGCAAGACAAGCAGCCGTGTCTATAGGTAAGCAAGAGCAAGCTAATCAACTAGCTGAAAGAAAAGAAGCTTCTAGACTTCAAGGTTTACAAAGAGAAGGTGATATTATGTCTAGACAAATGGAAGCTGATAAAACAAAAACGTTAATGGGTATGGCTGCAGATGATTATGCTAATAAACAAGAAGCTGTAGCTCAAGCTAATCAACAGATGATGCAAGGTATAAGCGACATAGCAGGCGTTGGTATGAAAATGGCTACTGGTGGTGTTGGTGGTGATGGTATGCCTGGTATGCCTGGTGGTGTTGGTGGTGGTAATAAAACTACTACTATTAATAATAGACCTGACATAGTACAGTTTGACCAAGACGGCGAAGTAGTTTATGATCCTAATTACTTGTACACGCCTGATCCAAATACCGGTTATTAAAATAAATAAAACATGGCAAAAAAAAGTAGTCCTAGTATAAATTTAGGTTTAGACTCCAGTCAATTAGACAGGCTTAATAGAGCTTCGCGAGCAGCGGCTGGTGTAGGCGAGTTTAAACAGACTAGTCTTGGCGCAACGCTAGGAGATGTAGCTGTAGAGTCTGGCGCTAAGCTCGTAGAAGACGCAGAATTAAAACAAAAAGAAGAAGCTCAAGAAAGAGAAGATCAAAGAAAAGCTTTAGAAGGTAAACTACAAGGAAAGTTAGACGAATTTTTAGCCGTAGGATCTAATCAAAACGAGTATGACTTTGGTCTTGATAAGATCATGGGTATTAGAGAGCAGATATTAAATTCCACCGATGAGAAAGAGCGAAGTGGTTTAATAAGAGAGTTTAACGCTTATGTTGCAGAAATAAAAAATCAAACTAACCTTGATAAAACAAGCGCTAAAAACTTACAAGGTTTTAGCATGAATCCTAACGAAAATAAATCTATAATTAGTAGTGCTACAGATCAAAGAGCAGTAGGTTTTCTTGAAAAATTTTATGCTGGTGAAGCGCAAATAACGCAAGGTGAAGATGGTAAAAAAACATATAGAATAGAAGTACCATCGCAAAGTGGTGTAGGACCACCTGATGTTTTTGAAGGTACTAGAGATGAATTAGAAGGCATGTTAATTCCTAAAGCTACAGAGTTTGATTTATCAATAGGTAAGTTAGCTAAAGCTGTACAGCAAAATGCTGCACAAGGAGGATTTTTTGATGAGCAAGATATTAGAAGACAAATAAACAATAACTTAAATAGCAAAGACTATAAATCTTTATTTGCTGATAAGCTTGAAACTACCGGTAGAACAGTTATAGATGATATATCTAAAGAGATAGATAATTTAACATATCAAGATTTATTAACTCCAGATCAACTAAAACAGTTTGACATAAAGCCTGATGAAGGTGAGGCTAACTGGTATGACAATATATCTGCAGATGATAAACAAAAACTTTTAAAAACAATACAAGAAGATTCTAATATAGGTCAATCTGTGTTGTCTAATTATTTCTTTAGATTTGTTTCGCAGCAAGATAAAAAGTACACTAAAGCTAGAAGAGAAACTTCTATAAGAACCGCTCAATTAAAAAAAGATATTTCAGATACTCAGGGCGCTGGATCACTAGATAATATTGGAACTACCTAAAAATTAATTTAATGCAAGAATTATATCAAGCACTTTACGATCAAGGTAAATACACAAAAACATTTGAAGAGTTTAAAGCACAATTTGAATCAGAAGATAATCAACAAGAGCTTTATAGCGCGTTAAATAATTCAGGAGATTACACAAAATCTTATGAAGAGTTTGGCAGTCAGTTTTTTGGAAAAGTAAAAAAAGAAACGACTCCACAGGGCGATGCGACTGCGGAGTCCGAAGGTACGGCATCAACTTCGGAGCCTACTTTTTTGGACTCGTTACAACTAAGTCCCGAAGCTTATAGTATTGTAAATAGCTATAGAACACCTGACGAGTTAAAAGCTGATATTGATGCTGGTAAAATAACAAATCCAGAAATCATAAACTACGTTAAAGGCGCTGGTGGTGAAGGACCAACTGATCAAGAGCTACTAGTAACTTCTGCAGACGAAATGTTAAAATCTCAAGAAGTAACAGAAGGTGATCAAGCTAATATACTTAAAAAAAGAAAAGAAGTAAACGAGTATTTGAAAAAAGTAGCTATAGCTTTTGATATGCCAGACGCTACTGCTCCAGAAATACAAGCTGAGCTAGATAAGTTTATGAGATTTGATACTCAATATACTGAGGGTCGAACAGCGTCTAGGTTTAGTCAAGAAGAAGTTAAGCGTTATAACGATAGAAGATTAAAATTGATTGAAGCGGGTGTACTAGAAAATAGAGTTCAAGGTGTTAGATCTATTACTACGAAGCAATACAACTCCGATATTGAGGACGGTAAAATTCAGGATTTATCCTCACGTCAATTTAAGCAAACAGAAGCTTTACGAGCTTATGTTAAAGCAAAAATGCCTAACGCTCTAGACGGTTTAACACCTAAAGAATCAAAAGATAAAAAAGCTCAAATACTAAACAGCGAAGAATTTAAAGAGTTTGAAAAAGAGTTTACTTTAGATGAAGAGCAATTAACTAAACAAGAAAAGTATATTGTTGAAGACTTTTTAAATCAAAAAGAAGTTAGTTTACTTGAAGACAGAATACAAGCAGAGTTAAAGAAAAACGAAAAAAGCGGTTTGCTCTACGATGTTGGAGAGCTACTAGCGAAAGCTGATGCAGAGGAATTTTCTTTCCCTATACCTAAGTCTTTGCGTGAGAAGTTATTGTTTAGAGAAACAGAAAGAGACGCTAAAGAAAACGTAGCTTTAAAAGAGTTAGAAGGTTTAGACACAAGATTAAAAGAAAAATATTCTACACTAGGTGTTATAGGTAAAGACATGAATAACATCTTGACTCAAATGAAAAAGCTTCAAAACTTTTTTGATACAGAAGATCCTAAGTCTTATACATCACAAGATCAAATTGACATGTACAAAGCTAATGCTAAGACTTACAATAATCTTAGAGCACAAGCTAATATTTATCAATTAAAAGCAGATGAAATCTATGAAACCTTAACACCGCTTGAAGAAAAATCAAAAGATTTACAGACATATATAAAAGCTGTAACAAGAGATCCAAATCATATAATAGCATTTGGAGGTAACTTAGCTAACGCTAGTATAGATCTTGCGCAAGGTATTGCGGGTGTTGCAGATTTAATATATCAAATGCCTAAAGAGTTTTTAGATGAAGTAAATGAAATATCTACTTTAGGGTTTGAGGCTGCCGCAAGAACTAAAAGACCTCCTAGAAAAACAAAGCTGACAGAGCTTAATAGAAGCATTGACAAATGGCAAAATGACGAGATAACTTCTCAAATTAGAAAGCCAGTTCAATTTGATCAAATAGATGGTGCTGGATCTGCGATTGAGTGGAGCGCTAATTTATTTGCAGGACAAATACCTCAGCTAGCTTTAATGACTGTAACAGGTGGTGCTTCGCTGTATGTTATGGGTGCTAGTAGTGCAGGTCAAAAGTTTTACGACATGCAAGAACAGAAGCAGTTGTACTTTGACACTGGCGGTTTGTATGGTAGAAACCACAACTTTGGCACAATGGCTTTAAACGCTAGCTTCACGGGAACTATGGAAGCTTTATCTGAGAGAGTTACTCTTAGAGCTGTAGATAAAACTAAAGATATACTAGGTGGCGTGAGTAGAGCCACTAGAAATCAAGGTTATTTTAATTATTTAAAAAAGAATTTATTTACTTTTGACAATATAAAAAATACTGGGTATGAGCTTTTTGAAGAAGGCTTTAGTGAGTCATTAGCAACAATGAGTAGTAACTTCGCTGACATAGTTAGTGGCGACAAAAGCAAAAATTTATATGATGGCGTGCCTGAAGCTTTTGCTAGCGGCGTAGTAATTAGCGCTGGTATACAAAGCCCAAGGCTTTTTGCAGAATTCAAAAGACCTTTCCAACAAGAATCAACAACTCAAAAAGTTGACGCTATAGCTAGTAGGCTTAATGACATAAGCAAAGAAATGGTTAAGCTTAATGAAACTTTTCAAGGTCAAGAGCTAGCAGATAAACGAAGTGAGTTAGAAACAGAATATGCTAACCTAGTAGAAGAGGCTAACGTAGCTATAGAGCAAGACGTTAAGCGTATAGATGTAATGGACAATGCTGAAAAGGCTGAGTTAATAAACATCGAAAGATCAAAGCAAAAAATAAGACAACAATTAACTAGCATAAACTCTAATGCAGATCTTAATGCAGAACAAAAGAAAGCTGAAGTAGATAAATTAAGAAATGAGTTTAATGATTTAAACAAAAATAAAAACAAGATACTACAAAAATATCCTGTTAATGTTGTTGACGCTAAGTACAAGCAAGAGATGGAGATGGCTAAAGCTTACATGGATAAAGTTAATAGTCGAGGCGTAGTTGAAATGCAAGTCAACGAAAAAAGCCAGCAAGAGTTTGATGACTTAATATCTAGAGATCAGTTTGATGCTAGCAAAGCTGAAGTTGAAGATTTTACATTAGAGTCTGGCGGTATGGCAATAGCGTTTCAAGAAATAATAAACGACAAAGACGCCACAGCAGAAGAGAAAGCAGAAGCTAAAGCAGCCTTAGAAGTTTTTGAAGACAAGACTATGCAAGGCATAGGTATGCTTAACTTTATAGATGGTAACGCTTCTAGCTATGGGGCTATGACACCTAGGTTTGATGGCAATGGTAATTTAGCAGGGTTAAATATAGAGATAAACAAAGATCAAGCATTAACTAACAATGAGTTTAATGTTGCTTCACATGAGTTTGTTCATGCTGCTTTTTACAACACACTTAAAGCAGATCCTATAGCTAGAGAAAGATTAGGTAATGTTATTGATGATATTATAGACTCTGGCGATGTTGTGTTTGAGCAAGGTCAAAAAGAAGCTTTTGATAAAAAAATAAACCTGTACGAAAACAATAGAAAAGGTGAAGAAAAAATGACGTTCCTTACAGAGTTTGTTAGAGCTAACAAAGCTACAATAAAAGACTCTGGACTTGATAAAATTAAAGGTACGTTTAGAAGATTTGCTCAAAACTATTTAGGCAAAGATATAAGACTTGATAGTAAAAAAGATATATTAAACTTTATAAAAGACTACGACGTATCTGTTAAAAACAACAAGCCAAACAAAGCCATTATACGTATGATGGAAAAAGGTGCTAATGGCAAAATATTTAAAGACGCTAGAACACCTGAGCAAATTAAAGGCGAGACAGAGTTTTCAAGAGCTTTAGAGTCTACTGTACAGTCAGATCCTGATATTAAAGAAACATTTGATAAGTTTACACAAAACGCAGACGGTACTCCTAAACATGCTTCGCAACAAGCTTGGGAAGATAGTCCGGATTATTGGAACGCTTACTTTACTATAGTAGAAGGTAGAGCTTTAGACGGTTTAATTCAACACAAGATGACAGAAAAAGGTTTACCACCTGCTGCGCTACGTGAGTTTACTAGAAAAGTTAAAGAAAAAATTGGTGAAAGATTTTTGCCTACAGTAGATAAAAAAACAGGTGAAGTAAAACCTGACTCTGGATATAGAGTTTCAAACGATAGTTTATTTGGTTGGTTAACAGGCGTAGCTGGTGGAGCAGGTAGATCTGTCATATACAGAGCTAAAGGTGATGTAATGGCAGAGTATAAAGCTGATCCTACATCTACAGCCCCATCGTTAGACGCGCCTATTGGAGACGCTGGCACAGTAGCAGATATAATACCTGACGACAGCTCTGTTGTAGAAGCTATAGAAAATGAAGACTTATCTATAGGTAGACGTGATGCTATTAGAGAAATAGCTGTAAACGAACTTATAGCTAAAGATGAGTTAAACTTTTCTCAAGACGCAAAAGACGCTATTAGAGATATTGTAGCTGACGCTAATATACCGTTAGAAGGTTTGACATATAAAGGTTTTAAAAAGCTTATGGTTGAAGCTATGAAGGTAGATAAAAACGGTAAGCTAAAACCTCCTACAAAAACTTCTGATGTAGTACCTGTTGGTGCTTTGTACAATGTATTAGAGGTAACAGCTTCAGAGTTTGGTGTTGATCCACTTAGAATATTAGCTAATCAAGACTTAACAGATGTTCAGCGTCAAACAGCTCAAGAAAAAATACTAGAATTATCTACAAATCAAGATGGTAGTTTTAACGACGTATTATTTAAGCTGTTACCAGAAGGTGAAACAAGAAGTGGCGAAGCTACAGGTATAGCTAACACTAAGCTTGGAGATTTATATACTAAAGGTGAAAGAGTTAGAGTATCTGAAGGTGCTGCTAAAAAGTTAGGTCAAAAATTTGAGCAAAAGAAAAAGACTAGAGTTACGCAAAAACAATTATTTGATTTGTTTGGTATTAATCAAGACGGAACGTTTAAGCCTGGTAAAGAAGCTGACGGTGCTATACGAGCTTTAGTAGTTCAAATGGCTCAAGTAACAGCTAATCAACAGGCTAGAATAAACGCTTTAGAAAACGGTACTGCTACAGAAGCCGCGGCCGCTAAGCTTGCTGACGGTAAATCTGAGCTTGTGTTTTCAAGAGCTGACGCAGACTTAGCTGTTGTTCAAGATAAATGGGCTGAATACTCTGCAGAAATATCTAAAGCTACAAACAAAGTAATGGTTGAAAGTTCTACTAATAAGTTTTATGATACATTAGTAGAAGCTAAAAAAAGAATAATAGCTGATAAATCTTTTAACAACATAAAAGATATTATTGAAAAGCCAGAAGTTAAAGATAAAAAACTAGATCATACAACAAAAGATTATTACAGAGGACAAAACAGATCAGGAGTAGTTATTCCTAAAATGACTGTGTTTAAAGAAGGTGCTATAGACAAAAAGGGCGAACCAAAACAATATAAATCTGAAAGAGATGTAGACGCTCCGTTTAAAGACGGTGAAACTTACGATCAAGCCGCCAGTAGAATATTGAACGCTTTTGTGCATGTAAACCCACGGTTTAGAGATATGTTTTCAAAAACAATGACGGGCGGTGTTGTTAGAGGAGGATTTTTTAAAACAGTTTTTGAGTTTGATAAAAGAATAAATAAAACTACAGAGTCTCAAGTAACAGAAAAGTTTGACGTTTGGAGAGATACTTATAATGAAAAAAATAAACTGACGCAGAAAGGCGTAGATAAAATGAACAGTAAAGAGTTTAGAGATAAAGCTCAACAAAAAATGGATTCATATATCTACGACTTCTTTAAATCAGTTGAGGCATATCTTAAAGTAAATCCTGATCATGGCTGGGTGTTTGAGCAAATGATGAGAGATGGCAGCACAGATCAAAACTCTTTTATTAGAGTTTCTGCTATACCTTCTGGTTATCCTATTAATGCTGATGGTACTCCTAATCTTAATGAGAAAGTTGTTGAAGAACATAGCAAGCCTCAAAACAATATAGGCCACAGTATGTTAAACGCTGCTCAAGACGGTAGAGTTGATGAGCAGTATAAAGTTACAAAAGCCGCTTACATGCAGATGTCACTTCTTGAAATAGACGATAATGCTGTTAATGATTCTGGTTTAAAAGAAAGAATGCCTGATGTTTATTATGAAAAAATAGTTCCAAAAATAATTGACGAAAGTTTAGATTATCTTCCTGATGGTTTTGCTTCTGCAATTAGACTAGCCGCAGCTGGAACTGCTTACGCACCTAAAGACAATGGCGGTAGAGCTGTTGACTTAGGAAAATACTATATGCCTCAAGTAGGTATGACGCTTGGTCAATACTTTGGAACAGA